AGTGAGGCACCCATAGAGTTGCCCATGTTGGCAGCCAAGCGTTTAAGGTTACGCAGTTCGTTGATAACGGCTTGGCCGGGTCCATTGACTTCTAAGTTAAGCGTAGAGTTTTTGTAGGCACCTGCCAAGTGGGCAATAACCCACGCAAACTGATAGGTGTTCATTTCTGAGGTGGCAAACGCTGCCACTTGTTCCAAGCCATCGGAATAGGCGCGATACACTTGGATGCAAAACCTGTCAGCCCAATCAGAGCTACCGTAAGCAGGGTCAGCACCAATGACGTAGTAGGCCGTGTCAATCGGTTCTTCCCAGACCTTGAGAGAAGCAAGGCGTTCTGTAGACTTGAGCACGTTGGTGTCTTGGAAGTTTGCACCAAAAGAGTAGCGGTAATAGTCGCACGTTGTTTTCTTAGCAATCTTAGCGGCATCAGTGCACCTAGCGTTTGAGAAGTATGACGTACCGGTCATAACAAAGGCGTAGTCTTCAGTTGGTGGAAACTCTTGGTACATCAAAGAGTCATCCTTAATACCTTCAAGGAGTTTCCAACGCCACCACGCTATTTGGCGCGAGTTGATATCTACGCCATAGAGTTTCTTAATGTCACGCACCCATTCTTTTTCTTCACCTGTCAGTCTGCCATCCCAATACACTTTGTATGTCTGACCTTCAGGGTCCAGTGAATACAGTTCATTACGCCACCAGCCACAAAAAATGGCGCGCTGCGTGCGTGCTCTTTTACTAGTGGTATACATATCGTGGAACATATTAAATCCACGGGCAGTAGACTCAAAGATGTACATCCGCATTGGGTTGGTTTCAGCCAAAGACGCCAGTAGCGAGGCAAGTCCTTCCTCGTCACCCCATGATGAAGTTTCAGTCCCATGTAGGAATGTGATTGCTTTTCCACGGCCTAGCGTTCCCTTGCTTCTTGTTCCTGCCACCTGATAAAACAATCGAGAGCGGTTCTTCAGACTCATCTGTGTGCGGTTATGTGCAATCACAGGTATCTTGTACTCTTTCGGTAAGCCTTCCATGTACATGGCAAGAGTCGAGCGAAACATATCTCGATTCTCTTCTGTATCCGTTGTGAGCGTGCCCTGAAGACCAGGGTTGATAAAGTGCCAGTACAGGTCAAGCGCAAGCGAGATCGTAGTAATCCCTAACTGGCGGCCTTTAAGGATAGTAAAGAAGTGAACATCCTCTTCTAGTCCTTTGGCAATCTCACTCATCACATACTTCTGGGTGCCAAGCAAGTTATCCATCTTGCGTAAGCCCTGCTCTTTAGTTTCAATCTTGAGCTGCTTACAAAAGTTGTAGAACTGTTGCAGATTAAATGCGGCCATCATTTTCCCAGTTCACAATGTTGGCGCGTACACGCTTATCTTTTGCACACGCAATCAACTCTTTGTACATATTCTCAGAGTATTTCTCTTTCCACTCGCGTGCGAGCTTAATCTTTTGCTTCTTTGTTCGGCAAGCTAAAGCACGTTGCATCTGTATCATCAAATCAACGCGAGTTTGCAACAATTGCCTAATGTACGGGTCTTGCATACTTCAAAATCTGCTCCTGCAATCCCTGAATCTGACCCTGCGCCACAGTCAACAACCGATTGCTCTCAGTGTGCACACGCATCAACTCACCAAACATCTCAGTCTTATTCATCGCCCACACACGATCAAGGTACTGTTTCCTCGCAGCCTCTTCAGCCGTCTGGATCAACTCCTCAATCACCTCTGCACCGTTCACATTAATATTCATCTAACTCACCTCCAAAGTAAACAAACAATTTCTTAGCCGCCTCATACACCTCAGCGTCATCATCGTTGTCTTCATCCTCTAATAGGTCTAACACCCGCTCCAGATGAACCAACATCAACTTATCCAACAAGTCGTTTAAACGATCCTCCATACCCGTACCCCCCCGTTCTCAGTCCTGGCACTAAACTTCTTCCCATATCGCTTACCAGCCCTCAGATTGCTATTACACACCTGCTGTAACGGCATATCCTCAAGAAAGAAACTATCCCCAATCTCCATGTCTTCATAGGGATATATCGTCCTGTTTCGTCTAGTAGGCACCGGTATATCTTTATCTACTTGTATCATCTACTACACCCCCTAACTCAATATACAAATAATAACAGATGCTACGCAAAAGCCTATTTTTCTTTGGGGGGGGAAAGGAGAGGTGCACCCTCCAGCCGCCCTCCCCGCCCAACCACGGCCACGCTGCATCGAGGTGCCTGGCTGTCGCGTCTAGAGTATTCGCGTCTAGCGTATGCGAGTGATGCCCATGTCCAGATCAAGTATGCGACTAGGTCGACAGTAATATATGTAACTGGTTATATATATACAAGATGGCCAGTGGCCCCTTGTGTGAATTGATTATGGCTAATAGTAGGTGAGTAGATATCCAATGTGCTTATCCCCTTAGCTGCGCTTGGGGTAGTGCTTGATGTATATAGTTAACTAGATTACTATTCCCTTAGTTAATTATAATAAATAGAATAACTAGATATATATACAATGACACTAAGTATTGCTTGTTAGTGTAAACACCTATACGATTATTGTGAGTATTTGAGAGTATTACTCATTACATAATCAATTAATCATATATACTAGGCGTGTAGTATTCATCATTTATCAGGTTTAAACATTAGGGGTTATACGATGAGAGTATTAGGCTACATAGCATATGAAGGTAAATCAAAGCTTACTGGTGATCCGATAGTAGTTATCATCAATAAGGTTCACAGCAAGAGCAAAAACGATAAAACCGGCGCCTTGGTGCAAAGCTTTATCATTAGGTCTGATATTGATCCGGTCACAGCTCTTGCAACTGGTGCAGATCAAGCAATATGTGGTGAATGCGAGCATAGACCAATTAACGCTAAGGTTACCGGCAAACCACCCTGTTACGTTAACGTTGGCCGATCTGTACTGGCCGTCTACAAAGCTTATAAACGTGGCCGGTATATCAAAGTATCACCTAAGCAATTAGCACTCATACTGGCCGGTAAAAAGCTTAGGATCGGTACTTATGGGGATGGAGCTGCAGCACCAGTGACCCTTTGGCAAACCCTTACTCAATACACGTTGGACCATGTGGGATATACACACCAGTGGCAAACCCCTAATTTTGATCATTTTGGTTGGTCAACGTTGGTCATGGCCAGTGCAGATACTAAAGAGCAAGCTTTGGCAGCTCAAGAGCTGTCGTATCGTACGTTTAGGGTATCTATAGGTATTGATAAGCTTGCTAATGAGTCATCGTGTCCAGCTAGTGCAGAGTCTGGTAAGAAAACCACTTGCGACAATTGCTTGCTTTGTGCCGGCCAGATGAAAGCTGCAAAAAACATTGTGATAGCAGATCATGCATTAGGTCACAAAAACCGTGTTATTCAGATCAAGCTTGCAGCATAAGGGGATAAACCATGCAAATACTAGCTAAGTATGCGGGAAAGTGCCAGGCCACTGGTAAACGATTTAATGCGGGTGACTTGATCGACTATGACAAGGCCACCAAAAAGGCCGTGCTGGTGGCTAAAAATCGTTCTGAGAGCATTACTTTGTTTAATGAAGGTAAGGCCACTACCTTCTATCGTAATGCTCAAGGACGCTGCGAGGACGCTCTTTGCTGTGGCTGTTGCACTATTTAATTGCAATACTGTACCGGTTCAGTTAACCGGTTTATTAGGGGATATGACATGACAAACAAAAAATTACTAACCGACGCTATAGCCCTGGCACTTATGGCTGTGGCTTTTATTCTGTGTCTTTTTATCTAGGGGTATTACATGAAAGTAGGCGATATCGTTAAAATTGAACCGGCATTCTGTGACGTTGGCGAGCGTGATTTTAAGTACGTCATATTAAAACTCAATAAGGTTTACGCTGAAATATTAGACGTTGATCATTACATACCTTTTACTATTGATCGCCATATGCTAATTGGTGGCGAGATAAGTTAGCAAACCACTCTTAAATCGATTTAAAGGGCTATAGCAGCCCTTTTTTATCGTCATAAGTACTTGGGTATTACTTTTTAAACAAACGCCTATAAACGGCTAATTTCCGGAGCTGTAGAAAATGAATATTTATGACTACATTTTTATCTTTTACGCTGCCCTGGCGGCCTTATTGTTCGGTGCGTTGTGTGTGAGATGGTATGGGCGTGTGCATATAGATGAAAAATCCCCCACGCGCGTGTTGCAAGGTGAGGATGAGCAGCCGGTTCTCGATGCTTTGACTTTCCCCCAGGCTCGCACGGGATTGCTTGATCCCAATTGGAAATATACAAAAAGTGAAGCCACCGATATTCGGAAGACTTTCAGAGAACACCGCGCCCAAGTGTTAGCC